CCTGTTCCTGGCAGTCATGTGGTGGCTGCTGGGGTAGGTGGAAAGGAAAAACTATGAAAAGAGAAGATATTGAAAAAGCAGCAAAGCGTACTATTGATGAATATAATCTCAACCCTGAATATGGTTCATATTTTGAACACGGTTTCATAGATGGCGCAGACTGGCGCATCAACAGCGTGTGGCATGATGTTGACAAAGAATTACCAGAGTACAACAGGCACGTTGTAAACGAAGACTGGTTTGACTTTACCGCAAAAGATGAAAAGGATTTGAAACGCATTATGAATCAGTACCCATTTAAACGATGGGCATACATTAAAGACTTAATACCTAATACGGAGGAATAATTATGAACATAGAAATTAAATTCAGAGCGAAAAACAAAATAGGTTGGATATACGGCTATTTATCTTATGCTAATATTTTAAATAAAAAAGTTATGTGTATATATGACGGTAATGGAGATTGTATTGTAGATATTGACACTATCGGCCAGTTTACTGGATTGCATGACAAGAATGGAAATGATATTTACGAGGGTGACATTATTCAACTTCAATGTAAGGAAAACAAATATAATTGTCTTGTTGACTGGAATATAAATCTTGGCGCATGGTGTATTTCGATTGATAATAAATGTTTAGGAGTTAAACCTTTAGGAGAGTGGCTGCGTGAAGATAGTTTTATAGTAATCGGTAACATTTTTGATAACCCTGAATTATTAGAGGATAAGAAATGAAAGCAATATCCATCAAACAGCCGTGGGCGAGTCTAATCGCTCACGGTATCAAAGACATTGAGAACCGGACATGGAAGTGTCCTCAGAAGTACATCGGACAGAAGATACTGATACATGCGAGTAAGGTTAGGACAAAAGATTATTTCATACCTAAAAGGCTTTTTATTAATTCAAAGATATGCTCTATACTAGAATCAAAGGAACTTCCAGAAGGTGCTATCATCGGCAGTGTGGTAATAGCCGACTGCGTACTGAATCATCCGTCCGTTTGGGCTGAGAAAGGTTGCTGGAACTGGGTACTGAAGGATGCGGTATTATTTGATAAGCCGATTATGAATGTGAAAGGAAAACTTAGTTTTTGGGAGTATGAGTTATGAGTATGAAACACAAAAGACATCAAACGGGAAGGCTATTCAGCCGTGATACTTACATGGTGATGCTGATAAAAGACAGCCGAAGGAACTTTGAAAGGGCAGAAAGACTGTTGGGTGATTTGAAACTGAAAAGCCATATTATAGCCGGGCTTGAAAAGGAGAACGAGGAACTTAAAAAAGAAGTAAACAAGCTTAAGGATGATGCGACATTTTATCACACTCAATGGGGAAAAGAGATAGACCTTTGTAAGGATTTGAAGAGAGAACTTGAATACGCAAAGAAGCGAAAATGGTGGATGATATGGAGTTTATAACTTACTGACAGCCCTTGTCAGTGCTTTGTGAATACCCGGTAACTGCTTTGTGGCGGTTATCGGGTATTTTATTTGAATATGGATACCAATAATGCTGCGATGGCAATAAAAGTATTGACTATAAGAAGCCATTTTTCAAGGTTGGCCCCTTTACGTTGCTCTTCGCGGTATTTCTGTTGAGCAAGTATTTCCTTCTGATGCAACTCACGATATTTCTGTTGAGTGAGAATTTCTGACTTCTGAATTTGAAGAAAGTTGTATTGCTCTTCCATGAGAGCACGTCTTTTCTTCTCATCCAGAGCCTTCATGTAATCAGAGTTTCCTGAGAACCCAGAGCCTATTTCAAAACCAAAATCATTCTTATAAGAATCAAATTCATTCATATAGATATAATCAAATTTTATTATGGGCATACAATATGTGTGCCATAGAAACGATGTCAAAATGTCATAAATATAGAAAATTATGAACTTAAACAAATTAAGAGATAAAGCCTACCAGTGTGCAGTAGCCCACGGATGGCATGAAGAAAACCTGAGTGACGAACATTTCCTTTGTCTGGTCATATCCGAACTTATGGAAGCGGTAGAAGCAGATCGGAAAGGGAAACATGCGAAAGTTGCAATGTTCAAAGAATGGCAAGGGAATAGCGTTCCATTGACTGAAGAAACTAGGAAAAGGAGATTCATGGAAGACTTTGAGGCATTTATCAAAGGGACTGTCGAGGAAGAACTTGCCGATGCCTGTATTCGTCTGTTGGATTTGGCCGGATTGAGAGGATATGATTTGGATAGCTTTGACTACGAAGGAAGCGATACGGAAGACTATTCCGATATGAGCTTCACGGAGTCCATGTTTAGAATCTGTGTCTATGTCACCGACAACTTCTACAGGGATGAACCATTTATCCTCCTGAATGAGATATTCGCTTTCTGCCGCGATAGAAATATCGACATCTTCTGGCACATCAAGCAGAAGATGAAATATAATGAACTACGTCCGTATAAGCACGGAGATAAAAGCTACTGACCATGAAACACGTATTCTACACCTTAATCATCATACAAGCCCTGTACGAGTTTGTGAAGCTGTTCAGATGTAAATCCTTATACCGACATGTAAAAGTCTTTCAGAAGCTGGATAAGACAGCAAAAAGCTGGTATCTGATGGCGCATCCATGGCTTCATGTTGCATTCTTCATGGATACCATCGGACTTTTATTGCTGGGGATGGGATTGTTTTCAAGCCAGTGGGTGTGTTTCCTTGTTGTCCTGGTCATGAGCTTCAGCCAGATCCAAAAGCTAGGAGCATGGGCGGTGTTCCTGGACAGTCTGGTAACGGTTATCATCTACGCTTTCGCCATCCTGAATGCATATCACTTGGCATAAAATAAAAAAGGGAGCCAGCCCACACGATTAGAAGCCAACTCCCCCACACGATTATGATGCAAATATAAGAATTTCCAACTAAATAAATCGTGCTATGACAAAAGAATTTTCATCAATCGTGGAGTTGAAATCAATACGTGAACAGAAATCAAGATTATCAGAACGCGAGCAGGAGTTATCCTCCCCTATCCTGACTGATTTTTCTCTCATCCCGGAGATTTATGAGTGGTTCAGGGAGATACTTTCCGGGGCAGATTGTCCGCCCAATCCGGAAAGTGTTACCCAGCGAAAGAAGTTCCTCTTCATTGTGTTGTTCTTGTTCGCCCCTAGTGTGCTTGCCGGCGGACGGCTGCCGAACGGTATCCGAGCAGAAATTTCCGGCGTGTTCCCGGATGTTTCTCCGTGTGTAATATCAAACAATATCGCTGATGTTTCCTTTATCTACCAGCAGTATAAGGATTTCCGGCAGGATATAGAGTACCTTTACTGCCAAATCGTAGAAAGATTGAAATCCAAAGGACTAATCAAGTAACAGAATGTTTCTAATGGGGATAAAGTCCCTATGCTTAAATTTTTATGTCTAACAAATTTAAATTTTAAAGCCGAGTCAGAAGAAGAACAAAATCAGGTTGGGAAATAGTTCGACAAGCCGACAGATTAGCTCAACAGCGTTATGGAAGTAACTCTGACAATCCTAATAATCTTGTAAATAGGATTGCAGGCAGGTATCTTGGGAGCTTTAATAGAAGTGGAACCAGTTGGAATACACAAGTTTCAAAACGTACTTACATGGGACTTAATGATGGGTAATTAGTAAAAGAACTAATCAAGTAAAAAAGCCGGAACGTTATGCTTCCGGCTTTTTGTTCACTATCAATTTAGCAATTCTTGAACGAAAGATGTAAATGTTGAGCATTTAACACTTTCTATTAAGTTATTATAATCTTCTTTTTCAAGACAACTCACAAGGGAGGATACATCACTTTCATGTTTGTCATATTTTGATCCAATCAGGCCATAAATATCTCCCATAATTCTTGCTGGATGATAATAGGTAATCTCTGGATCATCATTCTCCAAATCATAATTTAGCTTAGACTTAATAAAATCATTTGACAATGTGCCATCAATACGTTCAAATATGTTAAATCCTAAAAACCATGCTTCAACCTCCATTATTGCAAAATGTAATTTTATATATTGAGCCAGGTTTTTAGCGTCTATTTCCTTTTGAGCTGAATTTCTAAATTTTTCAATTAATTCTAAGTTTATATTTCTTACGCCTCTATTTTTTTTCTTGTAAAAGTCCCCATATACATCTCTTAACCCTATAATCTTGGTAAATCCCTTTTCATGCAATCCATTTGCTCTAGTAAAGATTTTAGATAATACAGAGTTGTCATTACCAACATTTACAAGCATATAATAGTTATGAGCCATTTTATCACCATATTGATAAGGAGCTTCATCCAGATTATCACAAATCAGGTTATAACAATTGATTCCTATATCTTGGTAGTCGTACATCTTTAGAAGTAATTCTCTGACCAAAATTAATTCAGCTTGTCCTTCTACAAAAACTGCTACTTTCTTCATTTTTTATGTCGTGCAATAAAATCAGATGAGAATAAATCAAAATTATTAAGTCCTGTAAATTCAAAATCTTCAAATAATTCAGGAGAATTATATATATTTATTGCAGTAACTTTATCGCCTTTACGTTGTAAAATATTCCAATATTTCAAATCGACAACGTCCATTAAAAAACTATCGTTTGAAGTAGTAATTAATTGTATATTATTTTCTAAACAGAATTTATATAGGTATTTACCTAATTTTATGGATCTATCATAATCTAATCCCTCACAAAAATCATCAATAACAATTGTCTGTGTCTTCTTTTTTTGAGAAACAATATAGAATAAAAGAACAAGAATGTATAGTGTTCTTTGCATTCCTTGAGATAACAATCCTTCCCATAAAAATGTGCTTACATCTTTTTCATTAATCTGTAAGACTCTTATATCAGATTTCTCATCTCCAATTTTTACAATCTTTATTTCGTCAATAGAATAATCTAAAGCATTTAGTTCCTCCTGAACCTTTAGTTTCAAATCATCATTTAATTTTTCAAACATTGGGATAATACTTTCTCCTTTAGACATAGTACTAAATAGGTTGGTACCATTAGGAAACATATTAATCTGATTAAATAATATCCCATATGAATTTTCAGCCCAATTTACTATTTTTTCAATTTGAGGATATAATTTTGTATCTCGTCTTACATTGATTGTAAGTTTATTACTTGGAGGGTTAATTTCGTCGTTAAAAAAGATAGTAGAGTTTTCATTCCTTTCTATTAAGATGTTTTCGTTATGATCAATTAGCTGTTCCAAGGTAATATTCCCTTGAAAACATGCAAATGAATATGTCAATTCTGTATCATTGTCTGAAAAAATAATTTTATAGAAAAAATTATCGTGCTCAGCAATTTCTTTAGTTTGGAGTATAACAGAGACTAAAGAATTTAAGGCTTCTATTGTTTTTGATTTTCCAACAGCATTACGGCCTACGATGAGACTTGTTTCTGACAAATTGAGACCATCTAAAGACCATCCAGGTGTAACATATTCGAGACTTTTCAGTTTCATAATCGTATTAATTATACTAGAATTTTATTTTAATCTACAAAGATACAATAAAGCATTGAATTTATCAAGTGACAGATTTTTATGCTCCCAAAAACTGTAAAGCATAATGGAATAGTTATTTCCAAATATAGTTATATCTTAGTTCGGATTCATCATTCTTAAAACTATATGATACGGAAATTTTATTTATTGTACCATCTTCATTATAAAAGTAGTCATAATATGTCCAAGAATCTGAATATGATTCCTTTTTAGATTTTCTTTGAATACGACCTGAAGAGTCATATTGGTATTCATATTTTTGCTCTAATGATTCTCTCCCTGTATCTCCGTTGATATATGTTTCTTGTAGTAGATTTCCATGTGTGTCGTACTCAAAGATAAAGTTCCCGAACAAAGAACCGTCATTAAGCATTGTCTTTTCTATATAAGCGTTATTCCCTTCGTATCTATATTCGCTTATATAGCCAAAATTTTTACTAACCCAAATGTCTTTTTCTACTGTTTTTATCAATCTTTTTTGACTATCATATTCGTATGTCCATTCTTCATTCAGGTCTCCATCGTCATCATATACCAACATGCGTGACACGGAATCAATGTTGTTATATTCATATTTACGTTTTTTTTCAAACAAAGTAAACGTATATTCGTTCATTTCCACTACACGCTTTTTGTCGTCGTATTCATATTTGTAATTGTAATCAATCCTATCATCCAATAAAGCATTATAGTAATTGGTGGTTTTTTCTTGCAATGTTCCGTCTGGATTATAGATATACTGTTCGTATAGTTCTCCATATTCATTTATCTCGCCAAATTTCTTTTCGTGTTCGTTTATTACAATTTCAGACAGAACTTTATTTCCACTATTTCCTCCGGGCTCTCCATCACCATCGCTACTGCACCCTACAAAAAACAAAGCCACTAGTATAGGCAGTATAAATAACATTTTCTTCATTTTACTTTGGTTTTATTGATTAAACATCCATTTCTAATAACTTCCTTAAATCCTCAAAAGAGTGAACTTCATAAAGAGTTCCTTTCACTTTAACATAACCGTTTACTTCTGAATCAGGTGTATTTCTCACAAATAGTTCCGAAATGTCTACATCTAAAGCATTTGCAATACGTTCTAAAGATTGTAATTGCGGATAATCACCTCTTAATGTCTTATTAAGACTAATATCAGATATACCCATCTTATCAGCCAAATCTTTTTGAGTAAGACCCTTAGACTGGCAAAGTTCTTTTATCCTTGTTCTAAAATCCATAATACTACATAGTTTTATTGCACAAATATAGGTGTTTATACTATATAATACAATGAAACGTGAAAAATAAATCTATATAGTTTTATATTTAACATAAATTATCTATGTAACTATTGCATAATTAAACTATATAGTCTTACTTTGCAGTATCAAATAAAACGAAGTAGTATAATTAATAAAATATAAAGAACTATGGCAATAGAAAAGAGAAATCAATTAAAAGAGATTATGAGTCTTGCTTGGTCATTTGTACGCAAGAACGGTTATTCTATGAGTGAGGCGTTGAAATGTGCGTGGACTAATATCAAACTTCGTGCATTGCTTCATAAGAAGGTGGTTGAGTTCTATTTCAAGAAAACAGACGGCACGCTACGTCAGGCTTTCGGTACTTTAATGAGTAGTAGAATACCAGAAAAAAAGGGTACAAAGAAAACAGCAGATAACTGCCAGGTGTATTTCGATTGTGAAAAAGAAGAATGGCGTTGTTTCAAAAAATGCAACCTTATAAAGATAGCTTAGTATTAATATTTAAAAGAATATGACTTATGAGAATTATAGACTTTAATCCTGAATTGCACAAGATAACATTTACTAACAAACAAGAAACAGTAATAACTGAATCAAACATTATGTTATTAAAACGAATGTTCAACAACCCCGAAAAATACCAGTATTACATGAAAACACTTTGGCTGTTGCGTTCTCTGAGTGAAAAGAAATGTTGTAAAGATGGCATGATAGACTCTAATGATGAAGTTTACCCGATATTTAGGCTTGCAAATGAACTTATTGGTAGTCTGCTACGAGAAGACACCTTTTTTGACTGCGAAGGTAATCTTATGCAAGGCTTTAATCCAAACATGATGAAAACTGCAATGTAAATCCCTCACACGATTATTTTGAAACAATCAGCCAAATGTTTGTTCTGATTACGGCAATTTTTAGGATAAACATTTGGCGGTTGGTAATTTTGCCATAGAATGAAATGCGCTTCGTGGCAGTTGCGCTGCAAAGATATTCAAGGCATTTCTTTCAAGGGGTAAACTGCCACATCAGACCTCTTTTAAGATTTGCCTTTTTTATATGTCAAGCGTGGCAGGTCAAGGCAAGGCATTCAGGTGTGCATGGGTTCGAATCCCAGCTTGCTACTACGGTCAAAATAAAATCCTCATTGATGAATTGACCGGCCATCAATGAGGATATGTTTAATTCAGGTTTTACAGCGTATGAACAAAGAAACCATAAATGAATCCCAATTCATACGGTACAAAGATAAGCAAATTTCTTATTGTACCTACAATGGCAGGATATATATTTCTTGCAAGGGGCTTAATTCTGATGTCGGGATAAGCATAAGCAAATGGAAATCAAAGAACATGTCGCAAATAAAAACGTATGCAGCCGAAAACGGATTGAAACTAAGAGAAATCATGTATTTTGGCCAGTATCTAGAAATCGGCATAGCCTTGATGTATTTCGCAAATAATAGAGAATTGACAGAGTGTGTAAAGAATCAGATTGGTAATTTAAATTCAAATAATATGAATGAAATACAGGTTTTACAGAAAACTACCTTGTTGGGTAAAGAACTAACCGTTTATGGCAGTGCAGAGAATCCGTTGTTTCTTGCTAAAGATGTAGCTGAATGGATTGAATATGCAAAAACATCACAAGATAAATATGATGTATCTCGTATGGTTGGTACTGTTGATGAAGATGAAAAGCTGGTACGAACAATTTTCGTATCAGGTCAGAACCGTCAAGTCTGGATGCTCACAGAGAACGGTTTATATGAAGTCCTGATGCAAAGCCGCAAACCGATAGCCAAACAGTTCAAGAAAGGCGTAAAAGCCATACTGAAAGAAATCCGAACTAAAGGCGGTTATATGGCAGTAAAATCGGATGATACGCCAGAAGAAATCATGGCAAAAGCCATCCTGTTAGCAAACTCAACCATCGAAAGGCAGAAAGAACGAATATCTGTACTTGAAACCGAAAAGAATCTGGTAGAAGAACAGAACAGACTGATGGCGCCAAAAGCTGCCTACTTCGACAATGTCCTTCAAAGCGAAGGATTGATAACAACAAATATCATAGCCAACGAACTTGGCATGAGTGCCAAAAAGCTGTACAAGATATTAAAAGATTTAGGCGTATTGTACAACCAGAATGGGGTTTACATGCTTTATGCCAAATACAGGGGATTAGGTTATGACAAGTACAGGACACACACCTATACAAGTGATACCACTGGTATGCAGGTTGCAAAGCAATACTTGTGTTGGACGCAACTTGGTAGAAAGTTTATACTTGATTTAGTAAACAGTAAATCGGCAGCTTAAAAACCGTTCATACACACGTCATTAAGTTGGCGTGTGTATAAAATGAAACAATTGGCATATTGTTTCGTATGTACTAGCAATTTATTCTGTTTTGAGGTAAGTATATACTATTTTTGAATAGTAAAATATTAATAATCAAATGAAAACAATCAAATATAATGGCCAAGAAGTAGAAGCCTACTCGCTGATAATGACGAAGGCTAATGCTTTGGATATTCTCAATGGCAAGAAAGTTATAGAAGCTCGTAAGCTAAGTTCTAAATACGAAAAGATGTTTACAAATTTCAAGCAACTTGAAGAAAACGAGAGATTAAGAAAAGAAGGACGTGAAAATGAGTGCCAGCCTATTCTGCGTACTGATATAGAAGCAATTCATTTTTATAGCACAGGCGCCCCATGGTTTCTTGATGTGGCGATAGATGAAATCGGCATTGGTGAGGTTACTGAAGAGGGCATAAAGTTCATGCACGAAGAATTTGATTTTCACGATTTCGACGAACAGTTAGAAGAGTTCAAGAAAAATCCACCAGAAGAAATTCCATTGTTTTATTACCTGCATATTAGTGAAGTGATTAACCATGAAGGATTAAAATAAGTCAAGCCGCTTTATGCGGCTTTGTCTGCATATAGGTAAAAAGATTGTTTAATTTAAATTCAGGATTATGCCAGAAGTTTACGCAACAGGCTCGGATGGTAAGAAGTACCGAACAAGAGCGGACTATGAAGCTGGACGTTTTCAATCAATGGGCACAAACGCTGCTCAGAGAGCGAGAATCAACAGAGCAGTTGGCGGTAGAGTTGTTTAATCATGAAGAAGGCTATAAGCATAATTAAACAAGTCTCAGAGCTGACAGATAGGGTTATATTGTTTCACTCAGCATCGGGTAAGGACAGTATAGCCCTTTTAGATCTTATGCACCCCTATTTCAAAGAGATAGTATGTGTTTACATGTATGTAGTCAAGGACTTGCAGCATATTAACAGATACATCAACTACACCTGCAAGAAATATGGTAATGTGAAGTTCATACAAGTGCCTCACTTTGCGGTATATTCATATCGTAAGAGTGGTTACATGGGTTGTATAAAGAACGAAAAGCAGAGGCAGTACAGTATGGCGCAGCTTACAGAGATAGTCAGAGAAAAATATCATATAGACTGGGCATTTTTCGGGTTCAAACAATCCGACTCAATGAACAGACGGTTGATGCTAAGGACGTACAAAGATGAAGCTATCAATGAAGCGCAAAAGAAATGTTATCCCCTATCAGCTTACAAAAATGTTGATATTCTGAACTATATCGAAAAGAAAAGTCTTATAAAGCCGGAGAAATACGGTAACAGCCAGTCGGCAGGAACGAATATAAGCGATATGAACTATCTTTTGTGGCTCAGAAGTAATTTCCCGGCAGACTTGAAAAAGGTTATAGAGGAATACCCTATGGTAGAACGATTGTTGTTTGAGCATGATTATGAAGGAACTGAAACAAAGTGAGACAAGAATAATAAAACGTTCGCAGATAAATCTGAATCCGATAAACCCTAAGAGGCATTCGGATGAACGTATTAGACTGCAAAAGAAAAACCTGCAAAAAGTCGGTTTTCTTGGTGGTATTGTATGGAATGAATTAAGCGGAAACCTAATAGATGGGCACAGGCGTATCAAGGCTATGGATATGTATTACAAATACGATGGTACTTCTGATACAGACTATAAGGTAAAAGTGGAGGTTGTGAACCTTGACGAAAAAAAAGAAAAGGAACAGCTTACTTATATGGCAGTAGGAAACACCAAGCCTGATTTAGATTTGCTCGCGAGTTATTTGCCTGATATAGACTATTCCGAAGTCGGGTTGAGTCCTGATGAGTTGAATGATATACTTGCGATAAGTGAAGTTGATGCCAATTCCTTATCAGAGTCATTAGATGACTTGTTATTGCCAACAGACTTCGATGGTATAAAAAATCCTATTCCTGAAGATGCTGCACTGCCATATGAAGAGAAGAAAGAACACATGAAAGCGGTAAAGCAACAAGTAAAAGAATCTGCATTTCAGCACAGGCAGGATGAAGATGCTTATATAATACTTTCATTTTCTTCTTTTGAGACAAAATCAGATTTTTGTGATTTGTTGGGTATCAGTACGGATGAAAAATTTGCCAAAGGAGAAGAGGTTTTGAAATTGATTGAGTAATCAAAATAAACAGATACGCGCGCATGGGAAAGAAGCCAGACATATCGAAATTCAGAGAGGTCCTTCATAAAACAGGTGGAAATCTCTCTAAGGTTGCTGCTGTATTCAATGTAACCCGAAAAACCGTGTATGATTGGGCCAGAGCAGACAGCCAGTTCAAAGATGCTATCACCGACGAAAGAGGTTCTCTGGTAGATGAATGCCTTGTATCTGCACGTGTACTTGCGCTTGGTATCCCTGAGAAAGATGAAAATGGGAACTTTATCGGATGGCGTGAACGTCCAGATGGGTATATGATTCGCTATTTACTTTCCACATTAGGAAGAAAAGAAGGTTTTGGAGACCGAGAAGACGAAGACGCAGACATTCCAAAGGATATTGACCACGGAATTTCTATCGACTCATGGATTAAAGACAAGCTGAAATGATTGTACCCCAAGCGATATATCATCCGTTATATACCGATAGCGAGAAGTTTATCATTCTCATTACCGGTGGCCGTGGATCGGGAAAGTCTTTCAACGCTTCTACCTTCATAGAGCGGCTGACGTTCGAGATGACTCCCACAGAGAAGATAGTCCACCAGATTCTTTATACCCGTTACACGATGGTATCTGCCGGGATGTCTATTATTCCTGAAATGATGGAAAAGATAGATTTGGATGGAACCACGAAGTATTTCAAGACCACCAAAACCGATATAGTAAACCGGATGACCGGCAGCCGTATCATGTTCCGTGGTATCAAAACCTCTTCAGGGAACCAGACGGCCAAGTTGAAATCAATTCAGGGTATCACCACCTTTGTCTGTGATGAAGCAGAGGAATGGACCAGTGAGGACGAGTTTGACAAGATTATGCTCTCCATCCGTAAAAAGGGAATCCAGAACCGGATTATCATCATCATGAATCCCTGTGACTCCAATCACTTCATCTACAAGAAATACATCGAGAATACTCACCGGCTGGTGGAGATTGACGGCGTCCAGGTACAGATTTCCACCCATCCGAATGTACTTCATATCCATACGACTTACTTCGACAATATAGAGAACCTTTCTCCTGAGTTCCTGAGAGAAGTCAAGGAAATGAAAGAGAAGAATCCGGAGAAGTACGCTCATGTGGTTATCGGTCGATGGGCGGACGTGGCCGAAGGTGCCGTGTTCAAGAAATGGGGTATTGTGGACGAGTTCCCCATGTGGTGCAAGAAAGTGGCTATTGGACAGGACTTTGGTTATACCAATGACCCATCGGCTTCTATCCGGTGTGGAATCATTGACAATGCGCTTTATCTGGATGAAGTGGATTATAGAACTGGATTACTTTCTGGGGATATTATAAAGACGCTACGCCCGTGGAATTTGAGAGTGATTGCCGACAGTGCGGACCCGCGACTCATCCAGGAGATTCATAACGGAGGGATTAAAATATACGCGGTAGAGAAAGGGCAAGGTTCTGTCAATGCCGGTATTGACAAGATGCAGGGAATGGAAATATTCATTACCAAGCGTTCTTATAACCTGCAAAGGGAGTTCAGAAATTATGTCTGGGCAAAAGATAAGGATGGAAACTACATCAACAAACCTGAAGACCATGATAATCATGGCATAGATGCTGCACGCTACTATGTGCTGGGAGAACTTCTCGGTAGAATTATGAAACCCAAAGACGTTTCAGGAATATTTGGACATTAAACTTTGAGATATGACTATAGAAGAAATTTTAGCTATGCCGGAAGTAGAGAGAAAAATCTACTATCTGAAGAAAGGACGAAAGACCGAGCAACCAAACGCTCACGCTCTTTACAACGACTGGAATCCGAACAAGCACGAGATAGTGATAGATGAAGAGAAATACCCGAAAATCAAAATTACGACCCAGCCTGAGAAACGGATTACAGACCCTACAACCGGGAAAGAATATGTTGAGCCGGCGGCAAGGAAAGAAGTTGACCCGAACAGGATTGCTCTTCCTATCGAGCAGGACATCGTGAACATTCAGACTGCCTTCACCGTGGGAACAGAACCGGTCCTTGATTGCCAGCCGGACCAGTCGGAAGAAAGCCTTCTTTCCACATTGAAGCAGGTGTTCAAGAAAAACAAGTTGAAATACCAGAACAAGAAAGTAGTCCGGGCATGGCTGGCCGAGCAGGAAGTGGCCGAATACTGGTATGTGGTGAAGGATGACGGCTTCTGGGCAAAGCTCAAACGAAAGATTTCAGGAATCTTCGGCAAATCAAAACCTGAATACCGTCTGAAGAGTGCCATCTGGTCTCCGTTCCGTGGCGACAAGCTCTACCCTTTCTTCAATGACCAGGGGGATTTGGTGGCCCTGTCCCGTGAATACAAGAAGAAAGATCTGAATGACGTGGAGATTACCTGCTTCATGACCATTACCAAGGACATGGTTTATCAGTGGGAACTGACAAGCAACTGGACTGACAAAGGCTCATTTGCACATGGATTCAAGAAGATGCCGGTGATTTATATGTACCGTCCGGAAGCGTACTGTGAAAAGATAAAGAGCCTCCGTGTAAGACTGGAGAAGCTTCTCTCAAACTATGCAGACTGTATCGACTACCACTTCTTCCCTATCCTCATGCTTTTTGGTAACGTGGAGAATTTCTCAGGTGAGTTCAAGAACCGTGTTGTCGAGTTGACCGGCCAGGGAGCAAATGCCCAGTATCTTACCTGGTCACAGGTACCTGATACTGTCAAGTTCGAGGTAGAAACCTTGCTGAGCCAGATATATGGACTGACCAATACACCCAGAATCTCTTTTGACTCCCTGAAAGGTACAGGAAACGCCGTTTCCGGTGTGACTTTCGATTATGTGTTTATGTCCACCCACCTTAACGTAGAAAATCTGAACGAGATCGTCGGCGAGTTCATGCAACGACGTGTAAATTTCCTTGTCTCCGCGTTGGGTTCCGTGAATTCCACCCTTGAAGAAGCCTCCGAAACCATCGATGTGGATGTGCAGATGCAGCCGTATAAGCTGGAGGACATCAAAGACAAGATAGACACAGCTATCAAGGCCAAGGACGGTGAAATCTGGTCTCAACAGCGGGCCATTACCTTTGTGGGGAACGTGGATGCAGTTCTGGATGAGATTGAAGCCATCAAGGAAGAGCAATCTGAGAAACAGAAGAACGACATCGAGAAGCAGAAACAGCTTTCCTCTCTTAAAAGTTCCAGCAGTAAATCTGAAGAATAGAACAACCCAGTCAGAATATTTACGGGGATAATACAAAACAGAATGATATAAATCTAAAATATTGACTATTTGAGTAGCGGTATCTTTCGAGGTATCGCTATTTCCTTTATCATAGTAAAAACATGAATACTTCTTTGTAATTATTCGTTATTTTACTATATTTGCATCGTAATTAAGTCTTAAACGCTATGAGCTACAAATCAGTTAAAGACGTTGTAACGCTGCTTACTGAAAATGGCTTTTGGTTCGTGAGGCAGAAAGGCAGTCACATGGTTTACACTGATGGTAGCCATGTAGTGATTGTACCCGACCACGGCAAGAAAGGCGTTGAGAAAGGCACTTATTACAACATTCTGAGGCAAGCGGGGCTAAAATAGCCCCCGCCTCTTTTGTTTAACGATAAAAAGGAGGTCAGTATGAAAACCGTAGAAGTGATTGTAGAACATGCTGGAAATAATCTTAGTGCCTATATTGAAGGTGCTCCGGTGATTACTGTCGGTAACGACGTGAAGGAAATCGAGAAGAACATGAAGGAAGCTGTTGAACTTTACCTGGAGTCATGCAAGGAGATGAACATCGCTCCAGTGGAAATTTTGCAGGGAGAGTTCACATTGAAGTTCAAGATAGATGCTGCCACCTTCATCAACTATTACAGCAGTATTTTCACAAAGGCCGCTTTGAGCCGGATCACCGGAATCAATGAGCGCCAGTTATGGCATTATGCGGCTGGAGTACACAAACCCCGTAAACAGCAGTTGGAGAAGATTCAGAAAGGTATTAACGCGCTGACAGAGGAACTGGCAGCTATAAATTTGTTATGATTATTAATTAAATATAATGGAGGATAGTACAATGAAAGCAAAAGATGTAAATCCAAGTAATTTTAAGGTTGAGAATGTTGTATTTGAAAATGATGATTTTTCTATAGCGATAGGTATTTGGGAAAATGGGGAAAGAAGAATGGCAATGAGATGGAATGGTTATGGAGATGATCCTGGATACCCTAAATTATTTAAAAACCCAGTCTGGTTCATCGTTGATGACTCTTTAATATTACCTTTTCTGAATGCTTTAAGGAACGTAAAAGATTCTGACAAAAAAGAAATAGAAGCAGCTATATTGAAATTTTAAAAGTATAATTGGATGATGATCTAGCGTGATTATTTAGGTAGTCACGCTTTCTTTTTACCTAAAAACGAACATTTCCCTAATTGTTTCGTATCGTTAGCCTTTAAATTTCCCCTTCCCTTTCTCTATAAGTAAATTTACCGTATGAAATTATTAATCAAACTCATACGGTATGACAATCTTTGAACAAATCTTGGCAGGACTGCAACAGAAATTCGCTGGGGTGGACACTGCCACACTCACCCGTATCGCCACAAAGAAGGCAGAGGGTGTAACGGACGAAACGAAGGTGACCTCCATCGTTGAGGGTATCTCATTTCAGGACGTGATGCAAAACTATGGTGATTTCCGTGCAGGACAGGCGCAGACTTCCGCTGTTTCAAACTACGAGAAGAAGCATGGACTGAAAGACGGGAAACCAATCGAGAATCCGAAACCAGAACCACCGAAACCAAACGACCCTCCAAAGCCGCAGGAGACAGACATCGCAAAGATGATTGCCGATGGCATTGCCGCCGGTATCAAGCCGTTTGCCGACAAGCTGGCCAAAATGGAGGAAAATGAAGCGCAGGCGCAGCGCAATTCTCAGATTTCAGCAGTGGCGAAGAAGTACGGTATTCCCGAATTTATGCTGAAAGACCGCAACATTCCTGAGAACACGGACTTGGATACTTATTTCAAGGACATGAAGCAGGATATGTCTAACAACGGGTTTCAGTTCTCCAAAGCTCCTGAGACTGCCGAACAGAAGCAGGAGAAAGAAGCGAGTGAGTTCGCCAAAATGATTGAGGCGGACACAAAATCTATTGTCGAACAACAAAACAAGTAATTTATGTCAGCAGGATTTAAGTACAACATGGAGCCTGAACCGTCCATCGAGGAACGCTATGATGTTTCTACCGGAGTAAGACGCAGAGGGCCTTACAAGCTGGATACGACCAACCTTGTCGCTGGTTCATTTCTTCCATCCTTCACTCCCATTGCCGCCGACTTAGTAAAGAAAACCGCTCAGGTGGCCATCCGTGTAGAAGTCTATGAAAAGTTTACCACCGGTTCCAATACCACTTTGAAGATCAAGAAAAACTCTTTGGCTTATGTGGGTATGCATCTGGGTAATGGTTCTCATGGAGCTACCATCAACAGTATTGACAAATCAGACAAAGCTTTCGATAAGTTGACGCTGTCTGCCGACTTTGGCGAAACATTGGAAGCTGGTACTGTACTCTATGAAGCTACAGCGGTAAGCGGCACAACTCCGAAAGTCATTGCTAACTCAGCCTTGTACGGAAGAGTACAAGTAGAAGAAGGCATTGTATTAGTTGCTCTTTTGATGCGAGCATTCGAGATTGAGCCTACCAAATTGGTTATGCCTTTCTCTGACATTGACAAGGCCAACATGCCGCATTTCCAGTTCAACGCTCCTGACGTTACTCAAGGTGGAAAGGCTGTAGTTGCCAAAGCGTCTTCCAGTCAAGATGGCTTGATGAGTAAAGAAGACAAAGCTAAATTGGATGGTATCGCATCCCAAGCCAACAAATTCACTTTGTCTGCAGCAACATCTTCTGCTCTCGGAGGTGTAAAGCAAGGTGTTAAAGTAGATGATGCTACTGGGCAGGAAGATGCACATACAAAATTGAATGCCCTTCTGGCATCTTTGAGAACAGCAGGTGTAATTGCAAGCAAATAAAGAAAGGAGGTAAAACATGATGCTAACTATTCATACTCTGTTTAACGACCCCAACATCGTTAACGCCGTTATTCAGCGTGTCCTTCAGACTCGTAAGGATACAATCTACTGGCAGCAGTATCTTGATTTCCGTAGAACGACTACCCGTGTATTCAAGGACTACATCGGTCAGGTTACTGGAGTGATGGCCGGTTCTATCAACTCTCGTTATGGTGAGAAGCCTATCCGTGAACGCCGGAATATCGGCTCAGGATATGGTGAAATCGCTTATCTTGGCGATGCTTACCAGATTTCCATTGACCGCCTGTCCGAACTTCAGGACTTGATTGACAAGTTCAATGCAGCTAAACCTGCCGACCAGGTAGCAGCCATGCAGGAAATCGTGAACTTCATCTATGATGATTACCGTCAGGTACTTTTGGCAGCCCACAAGCGCATGGATATTATTGTAGGTTCACTTCTGATGACCGGAGAAGCAACAGTCAAGAATAAGGATGACAATGCCGGAGGCGTTGACCTTCTTAACATTGAATTGCCGTTCAAGTTCATCAAGCCTGATACTGGTGCGAAGACGAACTTCATCACCTATTTGCAGCAGCAGATTAATGCACTGAAAGCGGACTACGGTAATTTCCAGAAGATGATTATGTCACGAGGAACTTTCGTGAAGAATATCATCGGGTCGGCTGAGTTTGGTGACAAGTTCAAGATGCAGCTTACAGGAAATGAGATGTATCTTTCAACCGGGTTGATTACATCTCAACTGGCTTCCCAAGTGTTCACTGGCATCGGGCTTCCGGCCATTGAAATCAAGGAAGATTACGTAAAAGACCAGACCGGAAAGAACGTGCAGATTTACGCCGACGACCGTATCACCTTGCTTCCGCAGGATAAGGTCGGTTATATGCGTTTCCACACTCCATACGAAGCAGTGGACGGCGTACCGGGACGTAACTACACCCAGGCAGACGGTGATATGCTTATTTCCGGTTACAAGGACAAGAACGGTCGTTATCTGGAATACACCGCAGAGTGGATTCCTCAGATTACGAACCCGAATCTGATTGTGAACTTTGATTTGTCAACCATGAACGCATGACAGTAAATGACTACATATCACAGAAGTTTCAGACCTTCGGCATCAACTTGTCGGAGGCTGACCTTTTGGAGATAAGTTTGTCTTCAGAAGTAAGCGGAGAGGATGAGATGGGCCCGTCAAACATCGGACTTGTTTCGGTGTCTATGGCGAAGTTTATCCCCTCTCTTCTACTTCGTGCTACTTCCATCAGCGAGAACGGTTTCTCTATGTCCTGGGACACCAAAGGCTTGAAGGAATACTACTCATTCTTGTGCAAGAAGTATGGCCTTGAAGACACACTGTCAGATAAACCTAAAGTCAGATTCCTATGATATTCGCGCCACATATATTACAAATCAAGGTTACTACTCCAATGGAAACAGACGAGTTCGGCCGGCCTATTCCCGGAACCGGTGGAGAAAGCTGGCAGGACGTATGTAAGTGCCGGTGTGATGATAACTCCACCAAGGAGTTTACTTCGGAGAACGGCGAGGTGTACCGACCGAACTATCACATAGTCTGTGAAAAGAAAACCTCCCTGAAGGCTGGCGATGAAGTCAGATGTATGGATGGCGATAATACCAGGGGAACTGGCAAGGTTTATACGGTAAAAAATACTAACTATTTTGGTTACTCAGAAATATGGCTGTAAAGTTTGATTTTTCGGACATGGATAGCTTTTTTAAACAAGGTTATGCCGAGGTGAAAGCCGTTAAGGAGAAGGTTGGTAAAGAGGCTGTCGATTACGCTGTAAAGAATGGAAGCTATCAGAATCATACCGGAACACTCCGTAAGTCAAACAAATACTCAGTTCAGGATGATGGACTGGAGTTGAGGAATGAAGCTGAATACGCTTCTTTCGTTGAATCCAAAGGTTACGAAGTCTTGACTGGTGCAGCCATATATGCTGAGAAACGATTAAAGGAGGAAATAAAATGATAGTTACCACCGACATAGCGAACATACTCTATCGTGATTGCCAGCCTTTTGAAATTGACATCGTTCCACACGGTAAGAAGCTGACGGGGCCGATGAAGTCCGAAAGGATTGTCATTCACTCTAAGAAGCAGCAACCGGAGACGTACTGGAAGAAGTCTTTCGTAGAAGTGAACCTTTGCGTTCCTGACTTGAAAGAAGGTGAAGCTAACACAATACGTCTGAACGAGCTGGAGAAACAGGCGCAAGAATTGTTTGACGGAGTGACCGGACGCTATGACGGAACAACCTATCATTATTCCATCGAGTCAATCGGAATTGAGGAAGACACATCCTTAAAGTGTCACTATGTGAATGTAAGAATTTTGTTTGAAGTTTTAAATGTGAAATAATATGGCAGAATCAAAGAAAATCACAGCTGTGAATATCAAGAAACTTTGGTATGGCGAGACAAATGCTATCACAGCAGATTTGACTGGGCAGGCTTTATATACTCTTTTACAAGGTGAAACCTTAAAAGAGGTGAAGAATATCCATCAGGATACATGGACACTTGAAGAAGCGGAAGCAAGCCGCACTAACTACAAGAACCAGCTTACCGGTCAGACTTATCGTAGTGATAAGGAAATGGGCGATGTAACCGTGAACTTCACCATTGGTGAGTACGACTATCCGACCAAGAAAGACCTCATGGGTGGTGATGTAATTAACACTGATAAGGGTTGGAAACGAGCAAGAGGCAAGGTAAACATTGAGAAGTTACTTGTCGCTTTGACTGACGATGACCAGTATTGTGTGATTCCCCGTGCTGACATCGGTGCACGTGAAGCCACAACAGACAAGGCTGTCGGTATTCCTGTAAGTGCGGTGGAACTGGAACCACAAAATGCAGAAGTTGCACCGGAATACTGGTTTGACTCATCTGAAGTAACAGCAGGTGCTTAATGCCTATCCAATAGGTAGAGATTGAATTCCATAACAGGGGTGGGCTTTATGGCTTCACCCCTTAATTTTTATCTTTTATCAGAATGAATCAAGGAGCAAAAATAGTAACTGAATCCATTATCGGAAGTGATTTCAGAACGGTGTTTGTCGCTGGGAAAGCCTACACGGTCTACCCTCCTACTATCAACAAACTGGCCGGAGCAATCTCCCATTTGTCAGGTGTACAAGAAGCAGACAATTTGAAAGAAGTTCTTCTCTCCCTGGGAGAAAGTGAGGCCTACAGCAGGGCTCTTTCCTGGCTGATAGCTGGTGACGAAAACTTGAGCGAAGAACTGGCAAAAGGAACATACGAAGAGAATGTGGACGCATTGGATGAAACACTCTCTATGATTGACTCAAAGGTTTTTCTCAAAGCTGTCAGCTTGGCGAGGAACGTAAGTCTGCTGGCAGCGAAACCGAGGTTGTAGGAAATGATACTCTCTTGGGACAGATTGCATCGTTCATGGAAAATCTGCATCTGTCATACCGGGAAGTGGTCTATGAGATACCATACAGGAATTTAGTATTAATGCAGCGTGACAAGCTTCATACTGTAACCGGGACAAAAGTCACGAAGGTGAAAGGCAAGGATATGGCTTCACGCAGAAGAAGAAACAAGAAATAGATATGGCTCTATTAGAATGTTAAAAAGCAACAGAAACGTTACTTTTTTACGTTACAAAGCTTGCTTAATAGTAACGAAAATGTTACCTTTGCATTGTCAATTAAAAGTTCTTTGATTTATGAAGTTTTCAGAGTTTTACAAATTGATTGAGTCAGCAGGCTGGACAATCGAAAAGGGAAAGAAACATCACAAGTATGTTCATCCCGACTTTGACTACTTTATCCCTGTAGGCAGACATCCAGCCAAAGAGATACCTAAAGGTACTCTTGACAGCATGATGAAAAAGGCGGGGTTAAAGAAGTAAAAGAACAGCACCCACTTCGGTGGGTGCATTTAATTGACAAAACTTAAAATACACGATTATGAAGAAGATTCAGGCTATTATTGAAAAAGCAGATGATGGAGGAATTTCTATCTATTCTGAAGATGTAAACGGTGCGTATGGCTTTGGGCTTAAAGAACAAGAAGCGAAAGAGGACTTTGTTTCTGTTTTAGAGGAACAGGCAGAATATTACAAAGAAAAACATGGTGAATTTCCAAGTTGGTATAAAGCTGGCTATTCTGTGGAGTATGTGTATGACTTAAGTGGATTTTTTGAAGCGTTCCCTTTTATTAATGCAAGTAAGTTTGCAAAGGAAATAGGTATAAATGAATCTGTAATGCGAAAGTATAAAGGAAAGATAATTACAGCATCAGAAAAGCAAAGAGCTATCATACAATCAAAATACAATGAGATACTTAAAAGAATGGCAAATGTCAAGTTTTGATATTCCAGCCGTGAGGCTCTGATATAAATTAAAGAACAAATTGACAATCGGGCGCATCATAATGGTGCGCCTTTTTTGTTCTATTCCGAGATGGAGTCTAATTATTCAAAAATAGAAGTTAAATTACACGACAATTGCCAAGTTGTTTCGTTTTTGATTTCAAAAAGTCTGAATACTATTTGCTTATATCATAATTTTAAGCATTAATATTTAGATTTTTATTTATGGCAACACTCGTATTCCGTGTATCAAGTGACTGGGAACAGGTCGTAAAGCTAAGACAAGAATGTGAAAAGCTGGAAGCCCAACTCAAAAAGATGGACGTGAACAAATCTCCGGCAGCGGCAAGGGCTTTGGAAACCCAATTGGCATCTGCTCGCCAACAAATGATGGGGCTGGTAACCGAGGCGGCTAAAGTTGGAGCTACAATGGAGCGTGATTTCAAAAATGGAATTTACAGCGCTTCACAAACAGTAAACAACCTCTCTGCAAATATTACTTCACAAAGGGGTGTCATTAGGCAATTACAAAATGAGCTTACTTTATTGAAAGAGAAATACCGAGAAACTGTAAAGTCGGGTGGTAATACCAGCGGTATGTCGGAGCAGATAAAAGCTCAAACCGATAAGTTAAGGGAGCAGAAAGATATTTTGTTTGGACTTACTCAACAGCAGGCAGAAGCCCGTCTTTCAGTAAAGAGACTGAAGGATGAATATGCAGCTTTTAAGGAAGAAGCCGGCGAAACGGTCGAAGCAAATGAAAAGATGTCCGTTTCCTTAACCAAAGTACTTGGTATAATAGGTGGAGTAACTGCCTTGAAAAACTTTGTTACAGAACTTGTTAATGTACGAGGACAATTCCAGCAGCTTGAAATTGCTTTTTCAACCATGCTGAAAAGTAAGGAAAAAGCAGATAAACTGATGTCAGAGCTGGTGGATATTGCCGCAAAGACACCCTTCGACCTTCAAGGGGTGGCATCATCTGCCAAGCAAATGATTGCTTACGGCTCGTCAGCTGAGAATGTGGGTGATGAACTTGTCATGCTTGGTAATGTAGCCGCCGGTGTTGGCTCCCAGCTTAGTGAAATAGCCTATCTCTATGGCACATTAAGGACACAAGGGAGAGCCTATGCTGTCGATATTCGTCAGTTTGCAGGACGTGGTATTCCCATCTACGAGGAACTGGCAAAAGTGCTTGGTGTGACAAAAGATGAAGTTTCCGGTTTAGTAAAGGAAGGCAAGGTAGGATTTAAAGAAGTAGAACAGGCCTTCAAAAATATGACTAGTGAATCAGGAATCTATTATAACCTGATGCAAGAACAGTCTAAGTCTCTTACAGGTCAGTTGAGTAACCTTGGAGATGCTTGGGATACAATGTTGAATGAGATTGGAAAAGATACTCAGGGAATTGCTTCTGCAGGTATTTCAGGATTGAAAGGTCTTATTGAGAACTATGAAACTGTTGGTAAGATTTTGATAGGACTGATTGCTACATACGGGACATATAAAACCGCTCTTATTGTAGTGCGAATAGCTCAGGATACATTAACGGCCAGAATGGAACTTGCAATCTTGGTTACCAAAGCTCAAATGATAGCACAAAAGGCTTTGAATACGGTTATGAAAGCTAACCCGTATGTACTGGCAGCTACGGTTCTTGCCGGGCTTGTTGCTACAATGTGGGCCTTTCATGACAGCACAACCGCATCGGAAAAGGCACAGCAAAAATTCAATGAAGAACAAAAGAATTTTGCGAATCAGGAAGAGGAACGCAAGAAAAAAATAGAAGAGCTGATACGCGTTATCCAAGATGAGACAGAAACCGAGTTTTCAAAGATAAAGGCCTATGAGGAACTACAAAGGTATTCTCCTGCACTTTCTTCTGCTTATACCCGTGAACAACTGGCTGTACTCAATCTTGCAGAAGCAAATAAAGAACTGAATAAGGAACGAGACAAGAACAGTTATGAAAACATACTAAAGAATATTCAACAATGGGAGGAGAAAATAAAATCATTAAATGCTTCTTTAAAAAATGCGGGACAAGGTGCCCCATTAATCGCTTCACAAATAGAATCAGCAAAAGCAAATCTTAACAAGTGGAAATCAGCCTTGAGCGAATATAATCGACTGAAAAAGGAAACAGAGGAAAACTCGAAACCTGTTGAAGTCAAGCTGATGGAAGCAAGAAGTAATCGTGAGCAGATTATACGCGAATACAATATAGCAAGACAAATATTGCAGGAAGAGCAAGAAAAAATTAAGAATTTTCCTTTTGCAACAATTCCTATTGACGTTCAAATACGGTTCAATAATGCGCAAGCAGCGTTAAAAGGGATTGACGGCACCATATCTGGCCTGGAATCGCAAAGAGAAGCATCGGAAAAGACGTATCAGCAAGCATATAAAGAAGCAAAAGCTGTTTACGAAGCAAAATTAAAGGCCGTAGAGGATGCTAAAAAAGGCACTGAATCTGCTTATAAGAAAGCTGTAGAAGAGTTGGAAGCAGCAGAAAAATCATATAAATCGCTCGGTGGTGTAACAGGAGACACTCTGGCCAAACAAGAGAATAATGCGAAGAAAGATGCCGAGCGACAAAAGAAAGAGCAGCAACAGGTTGCAGAAGAACTCCTTCAGCTTCGCAGAACAAATCAGCAGGAAGAAATCAACCTGATGGAAGAAGGTTCTGAAAAGAAGCGCAGACAGATTGAGCTGGATTACCAGCGAGAAATCGATGAAATTAGGAAACAGCGCAAAAAATGGGAAGATGCGCAAGGAGGAAAGCTTACGTCTGAACAGCGGGAAGTATTAGGAAGTCGTGCGTCTAATGCCATGACGTCGCGTGAAAAAGGTCTGGCCGAAATTACAGAAACTGAAAATCAAGCTGCAATCGAGGCCAACGAACGTTACCTGAAAAGCTACGGTACGTTCATGCAGAAACGTGATGCAATCATAGCCGAGTACACCCGTAAAATCTCGGAAGCCACTACCCAGGGAGACAAGGACATACTCCAGAAAGAAATGGATAAGGCACTCTCCTCCCTTGATCTTGAGAAGCTGAAACAGGGAATCAACTGGGAACTTATCTTCGGTGACTTGGACAAGGTATCCAAAAAGTCCCTGAACAAGGTAAAGCAGCAGCTTAGGGACTTCAAGAACTCCGAAGAATACAAGAATATGGCTGTTGACCAGAAGAAGGTCATTGACGAGGCTTTAAGCAACATCCAGTCAACCCTTATCGACAAAGGAGGATTGCTGGCCGACCTACCCAAACAGTTAAGCGAATTAGCCAAGGCACAGGAAGAACTGTCACAAGCTCAGGAGGAATACAACGAAGCCATGAGAAGCGGAACAGATGAGCAGAAGGAAGCGGCCACGAAGAAACTGAATGATGCCCAAAAAAGACAGCAGAACGCTCAGGTCAATGTACAAAAGTCGACAGATAAAACGACAAGCAACCTTGTCACATTGTCGAACGTCATTACCCAGCTTGGTTCAAATTCTGAAATTTCACTCTCTCAGGTCGGTGATTTGGCCGGAAATATAGTAGACATATTTGCAGAAGAGAGCGAGAAACTTGGAGGTATAATTGGAGCTGCATTTTCTCTTTTAGATGCTATCGGGACACAGGGGCTGGATGGTTTCGTAGGTAACATATTCAGTAGTGTCTTTAAGTCTGTAGGTGGAATATGGGATACTTTGACTTTCGGCGGATTCAGCAAACTTTTCGGTATTGGAGGAAACGAAAAAGAGGTGCAGGATACCATCAACAGACTCACGGACAGAAACGAAAAGTTGCAGTCTGCCATCGAATCCCTTACGGAAGAAATGAAGTCCAGCAAGGGAAGCGAGAAATCCGTAGCAGAGTACAATAAAGCCATCAAGTATCAGGAGGAATACAACAAGAATGTCCTTGCAAAAGCGCAGGCAAATGCTGGCTATCACAGTAAGCATCATAGCTGGGCCTATTACATGGGCTGGTCGGAAAGTGACATACAATGGATTCGAGAAAATGTCATGGCAGAATTCACAGGTACAGATTCCTTGTGGCAGATGTCGCCGGAGCAGATGGACTTATTACGTCAGAATGTAGACTTGTGGCAGAAAATGGCCGATTCAGGAAAAGGAGGCTATGGAAATGCTGTCGTTGATGCACTAGATGAATATGCAGATCTGGCCGGAAACCTCGAAGGACTGAAAGAGGGACTTTTCGAACAGCTTACCGGAATAAGTTTTGATTCCATGTATGATAGTTTCATCGATACCCTTATGGATATGGATGCATCGGCGGAAGATTTTGCGGATAACCTATCAGAATACTTTATGCGTGCCATGCTTTCAGATAAAATCGGTAACATGTACAGCCAGAAGCTGGAAGACTGGTGGAACAGATTCGGTGAAAGTATGAAGGACGGAAACCTGAGTGAGAGTGAACGTAATTCACTCCAAAACGAATATATGGGGTACGTGAATGAAGCATTGAAACTACGGGATGAACTTGCCGCAGCTACCGGATACGACAAGGCTGGCAGCAGTTCCAAGCAGTCGGCCTCCAGCCGCGGATTCGGTACAGAAATGACGCACGAGGATGCCGGGGAACTGAGTGGGCGGTTTACAGCCGTGTATGAGTCCAATCTTCGTATTGAGACGGCAGAACAGCAGCAAACGGTAGCTATTACCGAACTGCGAGGTTCCATCGGCTCCCTGACATCACAAGTGACCGGTCTGTACAACATTGCCGACGAGACACGTACTATCCTGGCCAATTCCTATTTGGAGTTACAGCAAATCAGAGAGAACACAGGCGAAATTGTCAAACCTATCAAACAGATGCAGGCCGACATTGCCGAAGTGAAACGTAATACAGCAAGACTATGACAGGAGATTTATTTATTAACGGGAAGGATGCCTGGAGCACATGGGGTGTCCGCATGGGTGACAGTTTTCTCGATGCTATCGACGGATTCAACCAGATGAAAGACTACATCGAAGATGAGAGCCGTCTGGAGCACGGGAAGCGAATAATAACCGACAATGCAAAAGTAGCATCGCGTGAAATCACTCTCCAGTTCACCATAGAAGGAGACTCAGAAGGTGACTATCGGACAAAGAAGAAAGCCTTTCAGTCAGAACTGGAGAAGGGAGCCGTAAACATCAAAATCCCCGCTCTTGGGAGCGAAGTCTTCAAGCTGGTTTACCTGGGGAAAAGCATCTCTTACGGGTTAAGTATTGACAGGTGTTTCGGTAAGGTTTCAAGTAAGTTTTGCGAACCGAATCCCATGGACAGAAGCGAATAACAAACATTTCCTTTATTGTTTCAAATGGAAGTCCGGATTTTTAGGGCTTCCATTTGTTATTTATGAACTTTGGGGATATGATTGAAATTAAGGACATATCCGGAAAAACAAGGTTCTCTACCCCTATCAACAAAGGGGCGAAGGGAAAGTTTACACTGATGAAAGAGGACTACATCGTTCTCCCCTTTTCCGTGCCTGAACCTATATATTTTAAACTTGGTGACTATGTAGACCTTTCTGGGGTTCTGGATGATTCTCTGGGCGGATTACTTTCAAAAGTATATGAGGTAACTGACTTGCAGAAACCTTCTTTCAATGCTTCTACCGCTGGATATGATTATGAGCTGAAACTGGATGCTTACTACTGGAAGTGGAAAAACAAAATTTTCAAATACACTCCTGAACATGCTGGATATGAAGCGTCATGGTCTCTCACCGCAGCCCTTGATGTACAGCTTGGTGTGTTCTTACGTAACCTGAAAGCTTTGGGATATACCTATAAGGGAAAAGAATTCGTATTTGAAATAGATTCAACAGTAGAGAATAAGGCAGTTGCAATGACGTATGACAATATGAACCTGCTGGATGCCTTATTCTCAATGGCGGGTGAGGATAAGTGGAACTGTGATTGCTGGATAACGGACAACGTAATTCATTTTGGGCGAAACGAATTCGGTGATGCCGTGAAAATCGAGTTAGGGGTTGAAGCGTCTGCCATGACTCGCAGTGAGAGCAAAGGCACTTATGCCACCCGCATTTATGCATTCGGATCTACAAGAAACATACCTGAGAACTACCGTTCCATTGAAGAGCAGACGGTAGTAAACGGAGTTGTGCAAAGACGACTTATGCTTCCCGCTGGTACGCCATACATAGATGTGTATCCTGACATGAGCCAGGAAGAAGCAATTGAAGACATCGTGGTATTTGACGAGGTATATCCCCGACTTGAAAGTACGATGTCAAGTGTATCTACGAGGACGGAAACCGTTACAAATGAAGACGGAGGTCAGGAAACCGTGACTTACTATCGCTATCGTGATACTGGCCTGAATTTCTCCAAGGACTACATACTTCCGGGACAAGAGCTGACAATTATCTTTCAGTCCGGCAAAATGAATGGATTGGAGTTCGGTGTTATTTTTGACCCGGACAACAACGGAAGCCAGCTTTGGGAAATTGTCCGCAGCGAAGACTACGGACGTCCATTGCCGGATGATACCATATATCCTGAAAATGATGACAAGTATATCCTTTCCGGTTTTGATCCAAAGTTTGTTTCTGTACAAATGATTCCGGACGCGGAGCAGGAACTGAAAGAGAAGGCACAGAAGATAGCAGACCAGCGAAAAAAGGACGATGGTACATACTACACTACCCTCCGGTCAGAATGGGTTAATGAAGACAAGCTGAAACGCTTTTTCGAGTTCGGGCAAAAGATAAACCTGGTCAATAAAGCCTTTTTTGAGAATGGCCGTGAAAGCCGTGTTCTCGGATGGGAGTTTAACCTTGACATTCCATGGGATTCTCCGGTATATACTATTGGGGAAAGTATGCCCTACTCTCGCCTTAATGATGTGGAAGAGAAACTGGAGTCGATTACGTATAAAGGGCATACTTATGTTGGAGGCGGAGGTAGTAGCATATATGTGATTAAGACCAATGATTCTACTGCCCCATCGGACAGTAACGTATTTTCGGCAAAACGGTCACTTGCAACATTATTGAGAAAGGACAAGGAAGACCAGACAAACTATCTCATTAAGCTTCTTGGCGGTATCATATCTCCTTTCCTGGAATCAATTGACTTCGTGACCGGTATGATGGGTGCTGGTATGTCATTCTCTTCAGAAAAGGGCGGCGAGTCTGTCGGATGGATTGACAAACTGTACGTGCGCAAGAAAGCTATCTTCCAGTTACTTTCAATAATGGAGACCGAGCTGGCCGGAGCTTCCTTCATGTTCAACGCCAGCGGGGCCAGAGCAACGATTACTAAGGTCGAGTTTATAGAAAAAAAAGGAATTCGTTTCAAGGATGGTAAAGGAGTCAAGTTCTCAGACGGGAAAAGAGGTTACTCATCTCCTGGAACTTATGGTTCTGTTTATCGCTGTTACTTCCTTGCAGATGATGGTGAGAAAGCCATAGAAAATCGTTTTAAGCCAGGGAATTTAGTACGCTCACAGTCCTTTAATATTAAGGAAGGCGCGTATGACGGCGTATCCAATCACTATTGGTGGCGTCTGGTGGAAAATGTTGGTGATAACTGGATAGATGTATCCGTGAATCATTGTGACGAAGGAAGCGATATACCCAAAGTGGGTGACGTGATGGTACAACTTGGAGACATAGCCGACCCGGACTATCAGGCTGCAATCGTGTTGTCTGCATACGGAGACGGTGCGCCTTCTCTTACCTTCTATCAGGGGATAAGTTCTTACTCCCTCTCAGGGAAAGATATAGTTTCAATCGGATATGATCGTCTAACTAAAGAAGGATACTTTAATGTTTATGGAAAGACATATATCGGTAATAGGGACAAGACAAATTATATCAGACTTGCTTCTGGAGAAATAGAGGTACGTGCAGCAAGAATATTGTTGTCAAATGGTGAAAGCGTTGTAGATGTAGCAGAGAAAAATATCTCAATTAAACTTGGTGCTACGGGTATTGACATCGAAAAAAATGAGATTGTTATTTCTTCAGATAAGTTTAAAATTAAAAGTTCTGAAGGGAAAGGAATAGCCGTGTTTACGGTTAAAAATGGGAAACCACTTCTTCTTACAGAGTGCATAGATGTAAACTCGTTAAAAGTGAAACATCTGGATGGTGCGGACGGTACATTTTCGGGTGAACTGAAAGCCGCTAAAGGTACTTTTTCCGGAACAATATCTGCCGATGGTGCTAAGATTGGAGGTTTCACTATAGACAACGGTTCCTTGAATTGGAAGGGAAGGGATTTTTTCGGCAATGATAGCAGGAGTATACGGATTGGTGTTCCTACGGATGATAACAGTGGTATGATTGACATAAATTTCAATGGTGCGACTGACGGGAAATTTGGGGTTAAAGTAATTGGAAGCAATGACGGTGGAGCATGCATCTATGCTTCAAGGAACGGTACTAGCAAGCCACATAGTTCTAATACTTATGCCGGATATTTTGACGGAGGAGTACATGTAAACGGAAATCTTTATACCAATACGATATTGTCTAATGAGTTCGGTACCGGATGGTCATTGCAAGCCGATGGATCATATACATACAAAAAAGGAGCAACGAGAACAATATCATGGACTATACAGAATGGTTCGATACCTTCAACGTATAAACTGGTTTTTGAAAATGGAATTTTAGTCGATTAATCATGAAAATAGATTTTAAGAAATTTAAGAAGTACACGAAGATAGATAAATCCGATTTCGTGGAGATTGATGTCAGAGAAATGTTTGCAGATAACATTTTCAATGTGACAGGAGTTGGTATTGCTGATTTAAAATTGGCTGAGAAAATTTTTTCCAGCGATGACGATACCGAATTTTCAGATGATGAAGTTAACAGGGTAAGACATCATGCAGCGTCGCTTCTTCCATGGTTTCTTGCTGGGCTTAATGATGCAATGAGATAATTATAATATACAATGTTGGTAATATCATTAATAACTATAAATTAAAAACAATTATGGCAGCAGAAGAAGATTTTGTATTAAGCTTTACAGGTGAAGAAACTGACAATCTATTGAAACATACAGAAAGTATGAAGAATCAGACAACGGAAGAAGATGGTGAAACGGTACAGGTGTACGATACAAACGGCGTGCCGCATAAGGTGTCGAAAACGGAACTTTTGAAGAAGTCTACACTGGCTCTCCCAGCTTTGGAAGACATCTCCAGTTTTGTGGCCGTGAATGCCGCCGGAAATGCCGTCGGAGTAATGACAAAAGAGCAGGTTGCGTCAGTTCTGGCGGGACTTATTGGGATTAACAATACTTGGTTCAGGGATGGTGGTATTGTCATAAATCCGGATAATTGTTTGAATAATAGGGTATATATGATTAATATATCTCTAGGAACTATTAACTTCGATTTATTCACTTATGGGAATTTATTATATTTCAGTCAAGGTGAATATCACACGCAAATAGCAATGTCCATATATGACAATAAACGGTTTACCCGTATGTCTTCTAATGGTGGTAATTCATGGGGAGAGTGGAGAGAATTTTAATCATAGTTTAAATGGACTCGATTATAATATTAGGCCCTATTGATTTTAATAAGCCCGTTGCCATCTTGTCCTTTAACAATAGATAGAGTAAACGAAGAGCTAATAATATATGCATATAAGTTATAACTAGCTGTAGACACTGTCCATGAGCCATCCGATAAGTTCTTTGTTCTCGAATATAATTTACCTGCATAATCGACAACAACCTGCATTTCTGTGTTAAGAGATGTGTATCTTACTGCATATCCTGATATGTAATTGGCGGTTGGGGTTATTTGATTGATATACCCTGACACAAACATTACAATCATGCGCGATGGGCTGGTAAGCCCATTATCCAAGTCACTTTTTGTAACTCCTTTCAGTAGAACCGCTCCCATCAGTTCCGCCAGTGCTAAATCTGCCTGGCGGGACTTATTGGGATTAATAGCACGGTAACAACAATACTTCAAGTTGGGGAATCCGTTGAAATAGGAGAAACTAACACGGCAAGTATATATTTACTTTCAATTCGTGCTAGTGCTAGTAATACGGAGTATCTAGCTACGTACATATTAGCATGGGCATCCGTATATGCTGCTGGTATAACTAAAATATCTGAATATAGCTACACAAGTAATGTTACGCTAGAGGTATCCAGAACCGGTACTGACAAATATAAAATTACATATAAGACTGGGAATGTATCTTCTGTCGAGCTGAAGTATTCTCTTCGGAAATTAATATTATAGTTGTTTCCATGATGTCCAACTATTATAATGCATTCTTATATATGCTAATCCATTATCTCCACCTGCACATAATTGCATACGAATCCATCCGTCACAAGAAAATGCAACTAATATGCCATAATTCACGGGCATATTGTCCTGTTGTGAGTCAAATTTATAAACTCCGTTATTTACGGTATTGGCATCACCTTCCAAATTTAATCCAATAGCACTCAGGAAACCTGATTTTGACATTAATCCATCATTTTTTAAAGTAGCCGTTCCAATAAGTTCCGCCAGGACTTATGGGTATGAATGAAAACAACTGAAATAAAGAAAGCTGTATTGAAAATTATTTGAGTGGTAGAAATTGGGTAGAAAATAGTAACTAGCTTGCTTATTCTACCCGGCTTCTACCAACTTACTGACAAGGCGTGTCAGTCGATTTGAAACCTTTTATTCTTTGTTCGTTTTTATATCATTTACCTTCGCTGAAAAAGGATGGTAAATGAGTAGTTTTGTGTGTGAAATAGTAGTTACGCCCATGAGCGTGTTCCATTAAGTTGGGATGCGCTTATGGGCATTTTTTGTTTAATCTAAAACCTTAGTAAGATGAAAAGATTCGTTTTCATGATGGTCGCACTGCTGATGTGCGTAGTGAGTGTTTTCGCGGAGACTTCCGTTAGTGTAGAACCTTCCGTTCCGGAGTTCCTGACCGGATTTGCCAGCTTCACCGGGCTTGTTACGGTCGTGGTTCCTGCTGTAGTAGGATTTATCGCTTCGAAGCTATCCAATCCTATGAACAAGTGGGTGACTATGTGGGTGACAGCAGTTGTCGGTATGCTTGTTACTTTTTTCAGCTGGTGGATGAATCTCGGTTTTCCTCCTGCAGATGCAAGTGTCTGGGTTGTGCTGATTGATGCGTTATTTGTCGCCCTGGCATCTACTGGTATCGTGTCGGTTGTAACAAGTGAATGGCTGTCCAGGTTGTTCGGTGGTAAGGTAAATAAGGAGTGATGCAGAACCTTATAACCGTCATAGCCCCGCAGATTCTTGTTGCCGGGGCTTACTCCTTTGTAGGAGAGATAAGAAGCGTTGTCTTTGAGCTTCGCTGGATGCTGGTCTTCATTGTAGCCATGATTATAGCGGATTTTGTCCTTGGTATCATTGACAGCGTGGTCAAGCGAGGAGAGGATTTCCGCTTTTCCAGAGCAGGCCGCCGAACGATGTGCAAGTTCATCGAATATAATTCGTATTTAGTGTTGGGATTCGGTTTTGGTGTTGCTATTCTCCAGCCTGTAGGTATTTGTTCCTATACGACATCGTCAATGTGCGGACTGGGGATAGCTATTGTATTTGAATTTGATTCAATCATGGAACATGTATGTGAAATTCACGGAATCAAGAACAAGGTTTCCATTAAGCGCCTGCTGGTGGGCTACATTAAAAAGAAGTACACAACGGCTGGCGAAATTATCGAAAAAGTTACAAAGGATGAAGAAGACAGATAGACGCCTGATAGCGGAAATCATCTACTCCGTAATCATAATATTACTTATGACAATAAGTTTCATGACCTAGTTGATATGAGAAAGATAAGGATAGGGAAAGATATATACTTCACCTGGCAGATACTCACGAACAAGGAGCCTGTTCCACTGGAAGGAAGGGACTTGAAACTCATGCTGAAGAATCCTCTAGGCAGATTTCTCGATTTCCATTTTGAGATATACCAGGGAAACAAGCTGAAATTTACTTTTCATGGAACAGACCACAAACACCTTGGTACGTATTCGCTGACTTTGTGGGAGAACTATGGTAAGGAAGGACAGACTGCCGTTGACATGTGTGAGGCTTTCAGGCTTGTTGCAACAACTTGTGAAGAGGACAGCATAAGTGTCCCTAACCTTGAAATGGCCACCGTCAACCTTGGTGCTTCTTCCATTGACATATCAACCGGTGGAAGCATTCCCATTCCCGATGCGCCAAAAGACGGGAAGATATACGGCCGGAAGGATGGAGAATGGGAGGAGATAACAGAAGCAGTATGGAATGAAGAAACAAACAGTTAAAATCAGACTTTTATGGCAACAACAAAATTAAAATTCTACAGGGGCTTAAAGGCCCGTTATGATGCAGCGTCAAAACATCTGGATGCTATCTATTTTGCAACCGACACCAAAGAACTGTTGATGAACGGTGTGAATTATGGAGGAAGCGGTGTCACAGATGTCAGTTTTGACAAAGGCAGCAATAAACTTATCGTTACCAAATCATCAGGCAAGACCGAATATGATCTGACGGAACTCATCAGGTTCAAGACATCATTGCCAGACAGCCTTGCCACTCCTTCGAAACTGGGAGGTCTTCCGGCTGGGACAAAGGTCGAGACCTTGAAGACAAAGACGCTGAGCCAGATTTTCGAGGATATTCTCTTTGAGGAAATCCAGCCGACGGTACAGGCACCAAGTGCAACAATATCATTCAAGTCTCCTTTTACCGCCAACAAGATTCTGGAGGTTGGTGAAAGCGCACCTACCTCAGAACAGATTCAGACAGGATTTAACCGTGGTAATTGTACGGTTGTTGGCCAGGCAAACAAGAACCGTGCAGGAGAACTTATCTCCGATGACCAGTCTTTCATCTATGTAGGAAACAGTACAAGCAACAAGACATTGCCGACGAAAGTTACACTCGGTACGATGCAGTACAATTACCAGGCTCATCATGGCGCAGGTGACACCTTGCTCACTTCAAAAGGAAACAAGGCGACCGTGTCCCCTAATCCGCTTCCTGAAGGTACTGTGAAATCAGGTGCTGTCTACCTTTATGGTACCTATCCGTTTTACTGTAATGGTTCTTCAGCTTCTACCTCTGCCGGAGATACCAATTTCCCGTCTGCCGCAGCTCCTGATACAAAGCTTCCGCTGCAGAAATGGACTGATACATTAATTGGAGCGAAGTTTGCTTCTGAAGCAGCAACCGGAACCCGCCTTGAATTCTACTTCCCTTCAGAAAAGAATGTATCAAAAGTCGAGTTCTATAATACGGTGTCCGGAAAGTGGGAAGTCTTCGGAACGGACAAGTACACCGTATCTGATGCAGGAAACAAGACCGTACAAAGTGTTCAGATTGCATACAAGAAGCTGACAACGACAGGTGCCATGTCCGGTGCATTACAACTTCGCTTCACAGTTTCCGATGCCGGGAAAAAACTTGTAGACGAGCCGGACACATATAATGGCGAGGAAATTACGGATGAAGTGATAGCCATGCTTGCACGAAACAGCCGTGAAGTTCCCTTTGCCATGCCGATGAACAATGTCATGCCGATGGCTTCGACAACAGGAAACCGTCCTGCGGGTGTTGCTTCCTTTGCCGTGAACTTTGAGCCTGGAGGACAGGCGCCACTGGATGCCCGTCAGCTTGTTCCAAACAAGAAAGACCTTATTGCCGCAGCTACCTATTCAGGAAAGAATACTTATAACGGCATGTTGGTCGTTGTTGGAGATAACGGGGACGGCAAACCGGCTCTGTATGTCCTGAAGGACATGACAAAGATTACCCAGGCTGATTATGGCGGATGGATTCGTCTTGACGTCGGTGCACAGACACTCATCCAGATTATCAATGACCTCACAACGGGCGGGACTAATAAGGCACTTTCCGCCGAGCAGGGTAAAGTTCTGAAAGGTCTGGTTGACACACTGACAAACAAGGTCAACGCGCTTGGTGCCGTATATGTGCCAAAGGGTACTCTGGCAGACCTTAGTGCCCTGAAAGGGGTGTCTTCTGTATCGAAAGGCCACGTATATAACGTTACGGCAGAAGTTACCCTGAACGGCAAGAAATATCCGGCTGAAACGAACTTCGTCTACATCGGAGAAACGGCCAATCAGGCAAGTGTGGAAACCAACTGGGATTCCTTGGGTGGTACGGTCGATTTGACAGCGTATGCAAAGAAAGCTGACCTCGAAGGATTTCTTACCGAAGAGGATTTGGCTGGATATGCCAAGGCTGTAGATGTGGCGAACACCTATGCCACAAAAGCTGCACTGAGTGAGGCTATCGAAGGGCTTTCCTCCACTTATGCGACCAAGGCTGAACTGACCAGCTATGCAACGAACGAGACTCTGAAGCAGTATGCCACTAAACAGGATCTTGATGATGCGTTTGCATGGAATGAGGAAACCGAGTAATAATATGTGGGGGCTTTGTATCAGAGCCCCCCATAAATCCCAATGACATGGCGAAAAAGAGATTCAACAATTATTTGAAATATGCCACCTTCAAGAAAGAACTGGAAGCCGGTAACATATTGCCTGATTCCGTTTCCTACATCAAGGAGATACGGGCTATCTATACCCATGGGGAATATTATGGCAATGGCTGCATATCCAGCGTGAATGCTGGTACGGGTGAGGTCAGTGCCGAGCTTCTTCCGAACGTGTTCCATGTGTTCGGAGAAGTATCCGTACTTAACGTCACATTTGGAAAAGGCTTTCCAGGCATTGCCAATGAGTACATGTTCCAGTTTTCAAGTGGTGTTACGCCTACCGTCCTGAATCTTCCTGAAGGTGTGAAATGGATAGGAAGCAGTGTTGTCAGGGCCAACAGGACGTATCAGGTAAGTATTCTTAATAATATAGCTGTGATGGGAGGTACTTTATGATTTTGTTAAGACGCAGATTGCTTATACTGGCGGCCATGAATAATGGACTGCCTAATATGCCGATTCGGTTTAAGACCGGCGAAAGGGCGGTATTCAGTGACGGGAAGCATGGATATTTTTCGATGGACAGAAGATTTGTTCGTGATAAGAACATGTCACGAATGTATTTCAAAGACGGGAAACGGATTAGTGTGCTGAAGAAAAGGAACTGAACTAAAATAAAATAGGAGTGCCACTGCACTCCTTGTAATAAATTTTTTATTAACCATCCTACCATTGGCAGAACTCCACAAATATAGATGTAATTTTATTATGAACAAAATAGATTCAATAATAATTCACTGCTCAGCCACACGTGCCGGGCTGGACATAGGTAAAAAGGAGATTAATCAGATGCACGTATCCCGTGGCTTTCAGTGTATTGGGTACAACTACGTTATCCGGCTGGATGGTACGGTAGAAGTTGGCCGTTCGCTCACTATTGACGGGGCGCACTGTAATAGCAAGGGATTCTCAGGTGTGTCGTACAACAAACATTCAATTGGTATCTGCTATGTGGGCGGTCTGGACGCGCACGGTAAGGCAGCTGACACCCGAACACCGGAACAGAAGAAAGCGTTAGCCAAACTGATTAAGGAGCTTTGCGGAAAGTACCAGATTGTCGAGGTGCTGGGGCATCGTGACACATCGCCTGATCTGGACGGTGATGGTATCGTGGAACCTGAAGAGTGGACGAAGATGTGTCCTTGCTTCGATGTGCGGAGCGAATATCCTTTTGTCCCTGAAATCGTTGTGAAGCCATGAAGTTATACGAATACATAATGGATAAGGTGAGCTGGTGTATTACGCTGGCTCCATTTATGTGCCTCGTTCTCATTTATTCCTGCCAGACAGTGAAGTATGTTCCGGTTGAAACCAAAGCTGATAGCGTGGTAATAGAGAAATTGGTTGAAGTACAGATCCCTCCTGACAGTGCCACCATCCGGGCGTTGTTAGAGTGCGACGAGAACGGGAAGGTCGTACTGAAATGGTTGGACATCGCAAACAGTAAGAACGCTCAGGCGCAGCTTACCATTGATAGCCTAGGTAATCTACTGGCGAAGATGAAAACTCAGCCGGATACGGTTTACCTTCCAGCGAAGGAAGTGGTTGTTTCCAAAAAGGAAAAAGTTCCTTACCCAGTAGAAAAGGAACTTACTTTATATCAAAAGATAAAAATTAGACTTGGTGAACTCTCATTTATTGTAATTATAGTGATAATAGGATTATTGGTGCTTAAAATATTCAAGAAGTAGTATATTTGTAGTTAATGCGGAAAATACATTAAACTACAAATTATGAGAAGATTGAAGAAGTATATAAAAAATGAAAGATCATGGATAATTACCATATCAATAATAGCATTCTCTATTTTATGCTGTTTTTTTATTTCAGAAAGGAGTAAATTTCATTGGGGTGATTTTGGAAGTATCCTTGGAGCTATTACAGGGTTAATAGCATTTATCGGAGTATTATACACATCAAAACAAAATAAACAGCAGTTTTTGAATAGTGAGGAAAGATCTACATTCTTTGAAATGCTTAAAATATTCATTTCTTATCGTGATTCATTACGTGTAAAAAAAATAGATTGGAAATATGATAAAACACTTCATGATTGGAACATTATTCAATATGAGGAATTTTGTACTACTGAAAAGACTTATCAACAAATAACTTTTGAATTATGTTGTATATTTTACGTAGAAATAAGAAATAATATACCAAACTATTTATCCAAAGAGGAATTCGCAAAAGAAATCATTCCATCAAATAGATCTACAATACAATGGTATTCTTCATACAACTTGAGTTCAACTTATAAATGCAACTTTTTGGGTGCGGATAATAAGCAATAAAAACATTTATTTTTC